GAGTACCAGCAAAAATTTATCACAAGTGCTCAGAGAACAAATGCAGTCGCGAGGTCAACGCTTCTGGGCCGGCGACAACATCAGCGATTACATGAGCGAAGCAGTGAAAGAAAAACTCATAGAAGAAGCCACTGTGGCTTTTGAAGGTGTGTTGGATGCACTGCTGATCGATCGTGAAACAGATCCCAACTCAAAAGGCACAGCCCGACGCTTGGCCAAGATGTACTACAATGAAATAATGGCAGGAAGATATGAACCAGCACCTGACGCAACAGCATTTCCAAATGATTCGGCAGACCGTTATGAAGGCATGTTGGTTGTACGCAGTGAACTTCGCAGTATGTGCAGTCATCATCATCAACCAGTTAGTGGGGTCGCCTATATTGGAATCATCGCTGCCGCTAAACTCATTGGTTTATCTAAGTATACTAGGATTGCTCAGTGGTGTGCTAGGCGTGGTACTTTACAGGAAGAACTGTGCATAGACATTGCCAATGAGATTATGGCAGCAACTGCATCAAAGGATGTGGGTGTGTACATACAGGCCACACACGGATGCTGTGAGAATCGCGGCATCATGGCACACAGCAGTCTAACACAGACCACTGTGTTGCGAGGTGCGTTCAAAACGGACGACAGTGTGAAAAAAGAGTTCATGGACAATATCAAATTACAACAGGAGTTTGCACCAAGATGACCATAATCACAAACATCACAGGCGAAATCAAACTGCCTTGGGAACCAGGGCTTTTGGAGTGGTTGCAGGAACATTATCCTGCAAGCAAATATAGAGTAGTAGAATTAACTTAAAGGAAAAATCATGACAAAATTAAACAAACTCAGCAAGGTAAACGAATCAATCACCGTGAATCGTTATGACAACGGTTTTATGGTAGAAGTCAGCGGACGTGATAGCGAAAGTGATTGGAAAACTGCCAAGGTTCTTTGTAGCACAGAAGCGGAAATGGTAGCAGTGATTCAGGAGTGGACCACAATGGACTTGGATACCTAAGGAGATCTTATGTTTGGCGCAAACTACAATGACAACAATATTATCAAGCAAACTGAACTTTTTAAAATATCAGAAGATGTTATACTACTAGAGTTATCTAAGATAATTGAGAATTATAAATTGCACATTAAGAAAGTAGAGTTAGATTATCCATATTCTGCATGTAACAGCGGAGAATGTCCACTTAATATTCCGTCTGAAGCAAATTCATATTCCTTTTTAAGAGATAAAATTATTAAAACTTGGGGTGTTTGTTCTAATACAGTTTCTAAAAAAATGTCTAGAGCAGATTTATATTTTAACTTACTATTTGAACCAACATGATTATTAGACAAGACCAACGACCTAACAAAATGATTTGGGTTACCTTTCGCAAAGAAGGTATTCATCGTTATCCAGCAGCCGCTACAGATCCTGCACTGGCAACAGGTGACGAGTATGATGTATCATTTCTAGCAAATGAACATCGTCATATTTTTCACTTCCGTGTTTGGATCGGTGTAACACATAATGATCGTGATATTGAGTTTATTCAATTCAAACGTTGGTTGGAAAATCTATACAAAGATAGTATACTAACACTTGATCATAAAAGTTGCGAAATGATGTCAGACGACCTATATGACATGATTTCACAAAAGTATCCAGACCGTGAAGTCTGGATTGAAGTCTCCGAAGACGGAGAAAATGGTTCATTTATCAAATATTAATATTAAGGAAATCTATAATGATTAAAAGTTACAAAGGCTACGCTTACTTTGACAACCATCCAGAGATTGTAAAGATCTTTGAGGACTTGGAGGCGTTTCACGATTTTTGTCGCTTTGAATTAATGCCGTTTAACGAGGCAGATCTTTATAATGGACGTAGCTACATTTGGCGTGCATTTAGTGATCGCAATGGTCGACGCTATCCAGCAAAGAAACGTCAGTTTGATAAGAAACCGTTTAGGACTTAACAATGGCAAAGATATGGCTTATTGATTTAGAAGCCGTTGAAACAAGGTACACAGGTCAGTGGAAGACTCATGTGCCTAACCTCTTAGAAAAGGAAGGTCACAATGTCAACATTATATCAGGTCCTACGGACATTCCTAGTGCTACCACTCCTGGGGCATTTCTCAACTTTGGCGGCACTAATATCTATAAGGCTAGTCAAGTTGAACAAATGGGCCGTTTATTTTGTAATGGATCCGTTCATCCTGGCGACCACTTTATTTTTACTGATGCTTGGCATCCGGGCATTATAAATCTAAAGTACATGAGTGAGCTACTGGGTATTCCAGTAACAACACATGGCCTATGGCATGCTGGCAGTTATGATCCTCAAGACTTTTTAGGACGACTAGTTGGAAATAAACCTTGGGTTAGACATGCTGAAAAAAGTTTTTATCATGCGTTCGATCATAACTATTTTGCCACAGAGTTTCATGTACATCTATTCATGAAAAAATTACTCAACGACGGGTATACTATCGAAAATCCATGGTGGCACGAAGATTGGCAAGAACGTTACGACAGTGGCAAAATTGTTAGGACTGGTTGGCCCATGGAATATATGCAGGATACTCTTGCGCCTTATAAAGGCTTGAAGAAACGAGATCTAATTTTGTTTCCGCACCGTATTGCGCCAGAAAAACAAGTTGAGATCTTTAGAGACTTGGCTACACATCTGCCGCAATATGAGTTTGTTGTTTGCCAAGATCAACAACTTACTAAGCATGAGTATCACACACTGCTAGGTGAAAGTAAAATGGTGTTCAGTGCTAATTTACAAGAAACATTGGGTATCAGTTGGTATGAAGGTGCCATTGTAGATGCTATACCATTAGTTCCGGATAGACTTAGCTACAGTGAAATGGCTTTTGATACATTTAAGTATCCTAGTCAGTGGACTGAAAACTATGATGCATATGAAGTGTATCGTCCAAACTTGTGTCGTTTGATTACAGAACACATGGCTAATTACCATACAAGAACACTTGCAATTCAAAAACAAGCAGAAGCATTACATATATATTTCTTTTCAGCAACTGGATTATTAGAAAGACTAAAATGATACTGAAACTGTTAGAACGGTGTGAACGCAAACGTATCATTATGGATAGGCAGCATAACGAGCCATTGTTGACTCGTTACTACTTATTTTTAAAAGAACGTAAGACTTTTCCGTTCAATATATTTTTACACAAGTTCCATAAAGGCGACCCCGGCGATGTACACGACCACCCGTGGCCGTATTTTACACTGATATTAAAGGGTGGCTATTATGAATGGACGCCACGGATATGGAACGGCTGCAAGGCAGGATATGAAAGGCACTGGCGAGGACCTGGACACTTTAGATTTTGTAGTGCTACAAGTTACCATCGTATTGAATTAAAAGAAGGGGTAACACCTTGGACTTTGTTTATACCGGGTCCACATAAACGAGAATGGGGATTCCTCGTTAAAAATAAATGGATACACAATGAGCTATACTTACACAATAGACAACACCATACTTAATGGATCAATGGCCGGTGGCAGTAGTGCAGGAGTTATATATGATTCTTCTTCTGGCACTTATACCATTGCAAACGGAGGAAGTGGTGGATCAATTTACACTACAACCGGTACTAGTGGCTCGTGGATCAATACAACTACTACTCCCTACGACAGTGTATTAACTTTCAAACCAGACCCTGCTAGCTTAGAAGTTAAAGGTCGAATGGTTATTAACGGTGTCGACTTAGAAGAACGGCTAAACACAATCGAAAAAGTCTTGCAAATTCCAGAACGTGATGTTAAACTAGAGACTAAGCACCCAAAGCTAAAAGAATTGTACGATGCATACATTCATGCTTTGGGAAAATATAGAACTTGGGACGCCATTAAAGGCGAAGACAATGACTGAAGAAAAGAAACTTAAAGTAGAGTTTGCGCCCGGTGCGTTTGACTCTTTTGACGGCACACAAGAAGAACTTGATGAGATGATTGCTGAAATAACAACTATGTTTGCAGAACTAACTCCAGAAGAATTAGAATCTCGCAGTCGTACAATCGATATCACAGACATTCTCAACGATGATAGTCTTAGTGTAGATGAATATACTCAAATTATGAAGTCATTGTTGGACGACAACGACAGGACTTTACAATGAAAGAAGTTGGACAACGAATGTCAGAATTAATGGCGCCTGTTGATCAACAATTAATGATGTGCGACGACACAAACGAATTGTTAATGATGGCCTGTGCCATGCTACAACGATCATCTGAAATTTTTGATCAGGTAATAGGTCCAGACGGACGCAAAGCAATGTTTAAGGAAAAATCATGAAAGAGTTTATAGTAACAGAAAATAACGCATATAGACTGCGTATTAAAAGCTGGAAGTGTTTAAATCCAAATAATTTAAATAGTTTAGAATTTATTCAAGAAACCAAAAATAAGGAAGGCAACATAAATGACAAATCAATATACAATTTTTTCCTCACTGACAGCGAAATTAAAGAGCTTGTTAACGGTCTCCAAGACATCACAGGCTAAAATTTCTAATGCAGAATATACTAGGCTAGTTGAGAGCATCTGCAAACAGATCAGAAAAAGTAACTGGCGGCCTAGTTGTGTCGTAGGTATTACTAGAGGCGGTCTAATGCCCGCTGTCATGATTAGTCATTACTTCGATGTAAAAATGTATTCTTTAGATATAAGTTTACGTGACGATGGAGAATGCACTAGTAATTTATGGCTGGCCGAAGAAGCCTATGGATATACTCCCAAAGAAGAACGTGACGAGCAATTACATTTCGAAGTAAGTGGTATTCCAGCATCATCGTTAAGAGCTAGAAAAGACATCCTAATTGTTGACGACATCAACGATCAAGGAGCCACACTTAACTGGCTAATGGAAGATTGGGCTAGTGGATGTTTCCCTGATGATTCTTCTTGGAAATCTGTTTGGAATAACAATGTTAAATTTGCTGTAGTGGTTAATAATGCCGCTAGTAAATGTAATGTTAAAATGGATTTTGTTGGCAAAGAAATTGACAAAAGCAAAGATGATTCTTGGATTGTATTTCCTTATGAAGAGTGGTGGAAATGATTAAACGATTTTTAAGTATACTACATTTTATTTTAATTCCGGTCTTGGGAATTTGGGCCTTCAACACTTTATGGCCCAGCGTTAGTATTCCATTCTCTATAGAGACTTGGATTGCTGGTGCAGTATTGTTTAATAGACATTCTATAGAACGCCTTATTAAATTTAAAAATGACTGATTTAGAAAAAGCCCTTAGTCAAGGAAGAGCTCCTTGGAAATCTATTGAATATAGAACTAAGGACTATTGGGTCTTTTTAGACGCATACCCTGTGACTCACGGACATTTATTATTTGTTCCGACCTATGAAAAGTTTGAGAATGTTATAGAATGTTGTAAGGCTGCATATAAGTTTGGGTATATAGGAGTAGAATCTGAAAAATGGGATGGATTCAATGTCGGACAAAACTGTGGCGAGGCTGCTGGGCAAACTGTAGAATATCCACATGTACATATGATTCCTCGCCGCAAGGGAGACATGGAAGATCCACGTGGCGGGGTTCGTCATGTTATACCTAAAAAGGGAAATTATAAAAAATGAGTACATTAAAAATCACAATAGCAGTACTGGTAGTAATATTGTCTGCTATCAACATATATCTATATTGGGGCACTCCAGCAGTATACGGGTGGGTTGTTGCAATTACTGGATGGGTTGATCATTGTTTTCCAAAAACTTCTAAAGATGTCTGACAATACTATTACGGTGGTGTGGGATAATCAGAATGGATTCTGGTGGAAAGAAACCTGTGCTATGGTAGTAGAAGTATTTGGATTGCCTGGCAATCGTTATGACTCAAGACCAGAACACGATGCTATGTTTTTTGATTTTAAAAATAAAAAAGATGCAGACCTATGTCGTATACTACTAAGTGAAAGATTATAATTTTTCACTAAAGGTTGACAACGACCTAAATAATCATGTACAATAGTACAAATAATAGACATCCACGTCATTAACTCGGAGAATAATAATATGGTGTATAATAAAGCATACGAAAGCAACGACGAAGAAGTTGTTGATACAAGTAAAAATCTATCGCAGGTCATTCGCAGTAAAATGCGTCAAGAAGGCAGACGATTCTGGGCAGGAGATAATATTAGTGAATATATGTCTCCTGCAATTAAATCTGCACTAATTGACGAGGCTACAGAAGCATTTGAAAAAGTATTGGACACTTTACTAATTGATCGAGAAACTGATCCTAACAGCAAGGGCACAGCACGTAGACTTGCTAAAATGTACTACAACGAAATAATGGCAGGAAGATATGAACCAGCACCAGATTGCACAGCATTTCCAAATGATTCTGCAGACCGTTACGAAGGCATGCTTGTGGTTCGCAGTGAGTTACGTTCCATGTGTTCTCATCATCACCAGCCTGTATCTGGGGTTGCCTACATCGGTATCATTGCCGCTAATAAACTTATTGGCTTGTCTAAATATACCAGAATAGCACAGTGGTGTGCCCGCAGAGGAACCTTGCAAGAAGAACTATGTATAGATATCACTAACGAAATTATGGCTGCAACTGGCAGCGAGAACGTTGGTGTGTATATTCAGGCAGTTCACGGATGCTGTGAGAATCGAGGTATCATGGCACATAGTTCATTGACGCAGACCACTGTGTTGCGGGGTGCATTCAAAGAAGATGACAGTGTAAAGAAAGAGTTCATGGATAATATTAAGTTACAACAAGAATTTGCATCAAGATGATTTACATTACAAACATAACAGGCGAAATAAAATTGCCCTGGGAACCAGGGTTATTAGAGTGCTTGCAGGAACAATATCCTGCAAGCAAATATAGAGTAGTAGAATTAACTTAAAGGAAAACAAAATGGCAAAACTAAGAAAACTAACAAAAGTAAACGAGTCAATTACACTTAATCGTTACGACAACGGTTGGATGGTAGAAGTTGGCGGACGTGATCAAGAAAATGATTGGAAGAACGCTAAAATCATGTGTAGCACAGAAGCAGAAGTTATTGAAGTAGTCCAAGAGTGGAACTCAATGGACCTTGATAATTAAGGAGATATTATGTTTGGCGCAAACTACAATGACAATGGTGTTATTAACTATCGTTCAGCAGAAGAAATTAATTCGGCTATGGGTCGTGTGTATGGACACATGAGTGTGGCTGTGCTGGTCAGTATGCTGATCAGTTACTGGGTTGGTACCACTCCGGAACTGTTGCAATTTTTCTTCACCGGCGTGTTGAAATGGATTATAATTTTTGCACCATTAGCAGCCATATTTGGTGTGAGTTATGTGTTGGCCAATAATCCCACAAAATCTGTGGCACAGTTGTGTCTACATGGGTTTGCGGCCTTAATGGGTTTGAGCTTTTCAATGATCTTTGCTGTATTCACCATGGGATCTATTGTTAGTGCATTCATGGGTGCCGCCATCTTGTTTGGCGTAATGAGTGGCTACGGTTACTTTACTAAACAGAGCCTTGACAGTCTTGGCAAGTTTATGTTTGTGGGCTTGATTGCCATTGTGATTGCCAGCATTGTGAACATCTTTATTGGTTCAACTGTGATGCAGATGGTTATCAGTGCCCTGGCTATCATAATCTTCCTAGGACTCACTGCCTACGACACACAAAAGATTCGTGAAGAACTCAGTGCAGAGACTAGTGATAGTGCAGAAGTACGTGGTGCATTAACATTGTACATGGATTTCATCAACTTGTTCTTGAATCTGTTGCAGTTGTTTGGCGGTAGAAAGGAATAATATGGCAACTTGGAAACTCAGTCCCCAATACAAAAAGTCCGCTGTTGAAAGGTCTATCTGGACCAAAGACGGGGTCAATGTTGTACGCGAAGAGGGCTATCGCTGGGGTACATTCTATTGCGAAAGCGACGAACAGCCTGATGTTGATTTAAAAAATCTCGACGGTTACGAAATTGGTGGCGACTATGACTGGGAACTTGAAAGCCTAGATGATGGTTGCTGGGCTGATTGGGAGTTTCCAGATGACATGAATGATGAAGATCGCAAGGCGATTGAAGCAGCCTGGGACGAAGACTTCTATGACGGTATGGAATCCCTAGGCTGGAGCAATGACGACACCGAATATCATTTCCATGGTCCATTACGCTTGGAAAATGAAGACACCGGTGAGGTATTTGAAGGAGAACCCGAAGCATGAAAAATTCTGTAGAACAAGCAAATAATTTAATCTTTCGAGCTAGAAATTTGAAGGAGTTTACTGTTACTACTGAATTACCTGAGAATTTTTCATTTAATGGCACTATCCCATTTGATTTAAAAATTAAAGATAACGTAATAGAAGCTACCGTGTGGGCTGTAGATTTTGACGAAGCCGCAGTTAGATTAAACGAATATTTAGAGAGTTGTAATAATGATGATGACTGAAATTCCTGCAGAAGGCATAATGAAAACACACGATTGGGGCAACTCAAAAGTCTATCGTGTTGCCTGTAGTTGTGGCTGTGAAGAACACGATCATAATATGTGGGTTGAAGCAGACGATCACGACATTACTGTTACCGTATTCACTACAACTAAAACTAATTTTTGGTCTAAGACACGTTGGTATCATATTTGGACATTGTTGACTAAAGGTTATATTGATACCGAATCAACAATTTGTATGACACAACAACAGTCAAAAAACTATGCAGAAACACTAAAGTCTGCTATAATAGACGTAGATGAATTTAGAAAGATAAAAAATGAGCAAACTAAAAATAGCTGAACTATTTTACAGTATACAAGGTGAAGGAAGGTACATGGGTGTACCTTCTGTCTTCTTACGTACATTTGGATGCAATTTTACCTGTGATGGGTTTGGAATGAGCAGGGGAGAGAAATCAAATGAAAGAAACATTATTGCAGAAAATGCAGAAAGTTTTAAATCTTATCAACTTCTACCACTTGTATCTACTGGATGCGATAGCTATGCAAGTTGGGATCCACGTTTCAAACATCTTAGCCCTCTTCTCGACACTGATACTATTGCCAATACTATTTGTGATATACTGCCTCATGGGCATTGGCAAGATGAGCATTTGGTTATCACAGGCGGCGAACCGTTGTTAGGTTGGCAACGTGCTTATCCAGAGTTACTGTCACATCCTAAAATGTCTGAACTAAAGGAAATCACATTTGAAACAAATGGTACTCAAACATTAAGTTCAGAATTTAAAGAATACTTAACAGACTGGGCATTTGGAAGTGATGAACGAGAAATTACATTTTCAGTAAGTGCTAAACTGCCGTGTAGTGGCGAGAAGTGGGAAGAAGCCATCCTTCCAGAAGTAGTATGCGAGTATGAAAAACGTGGTACAGCATACTTAAAGTTTGTCATTGCCACTGAACAAGATTTTGAAGATGCCCAACGTGCTACTGAAGAATATCGTAAGGCAGGGTTTAAAGGACATGTTTATCTAATGCCAGTGGGTGGCGTAGAAAGTGTCTACGCAATGAACAATAAAAATGTAGCAATATTGGCTATGAAAAACGGCTTACGATATAGTGACAGATTGCAAGTACCGTTGTTTAAAAATGAGTGGGGAACGTAATGATAAAACAATTTTTGAAGAAAATTACAGGCATTCAATTAATTGAGGATGTCAAATTAAAAGCTCAAGCAGAAGCAGAGGCTGCTGTAAAAATTGCAGAAGATGCTGCCACTGCTGCCAAAGTTGCCTTAGAGGCTGCAGAACGAGCTAATAAAGAAGCTGAGATAGCTAAAATGACTCCAAAGGATCGAGCTAATGCCAAAGGTGAACCTTGGGTAAGTGTGCTAGATACTAAGGTCAATCCAGATAATCCAAGAAATGGCTTTTTTGAACTTGACTGGAACGAACTGTTTGTGTTACAATTGAAACAAGCTGGATACGGTTTTGACGGTGATCCAGATGAAGAAATCGTTGATCGTTGGTTTAGAGATCTAGCAAGAAATATGCTAGGCGAAGAAGGTATGGACCAATCACGTGGATCTGGATTTATTAATGTTAACAAATTAGCGGACGGTAAAGCCGAAGTAAAATGAGTTATATCTTAGTCGACACTGCTAACACGTTTTTTCGTGCAAGGCATGTAGTTCGAGGTGATGCCGATATCAAACTTGGTATGGCGTTGCACATTACATTTAACAGTATTAAGAAGGCCTGGCAAGACTTTGGAGGCAAGCATGTTGTCTTCTGCCTCGAAGGTCGCTCGTGGCGTAAAGATTTTTATGCACCCTACAAACGTAATAGACAAGACACTCGTGATGCAATGAGTGCTAAAGAGCAAGAAGAAGATAAATTGTTCTGGGAAACGTTTGATGCATTCAAAGATTTTGTTAAAGATAAAACAAATTGTACAGTATTACAACATCCGCGACTAGAAGCTGATGATTTGATTGCAGGCTTCATTCAAGCGCACCCCAATGACAATCATGTTATTATTAGCACAGACACAGATTTTCATCAGTTGATTGCACCAAATGTTCGACAATACAACGGTGTAGCAGATACACTTACTACGCACGAAGGTATCTTTGATAAAAAAGGTAAATCGATAATTGATAAGAAAACTAAAGAGGCTGTTCCTGCACCGAACCCAAAATGGATTTTATTTGAGAAATGTATGAGAGGTGACACTAGCGATAATGTCTTCTCAGCATATCCCGGCGTTCGTACTAAGGGTAGTAAAAATAAAGTTGGTCTTACAGAAGCATTTGAAGATCGCAACTCTAAAGGGTACTCGTGGAACAATCTCATGCTTCAGCGTTGGGTTGACCATAATGGCGAAGAACATCGTGTATTAGATGACTATCAACGCAATGTTATTCTTGTTGATCTTACTGCACAGCCTGCAGACATTAAACAAATTATTCAAGATACAATTAAAGAAAATGCTATGCCTAAGTCAGTAGACCAGGTTGGTGTTCGTATGTTAAAATTTTGCAATCTATATGACATGCAAAAAATAGCCGATAACATACAGCAATATGCGGCTCCTTTTCAAGCAAAGTACACACTATGACAGAATTACACGCTAAACCAATTGTAGATGGAAAATTTTGGATCGTTGAACAAAACGGTGAAAAAATTGCCACGTTACATAAAAAAGAAAACAACAAATTTATGTTAAGTAATAAAGATGGAGAGATTTATTTTAGTAAAAAAGAAGAACTAACCAAGCAGTTCGGTAAGAATTTCTTTTTGCCTAAAGTTAAAACTACAATTACATCTGCTGAGCCTAACGAGTGTCATGGATATCCGACTAGTTGTACACCGTACAATAGTATGTTTGATGTAAGACAAAAACTACCACTGTTTACAAAAAGCTCTGCAAGTAAGAGTCTATATTGTGCAGGATATTACATAATTAAATTTGACAAAGGATGGGTCAAAAGTTTCTGTCCTAAGCTAATTACTATTGAAAGATATCCTTTTAAAGGACCATTTATGGACGAATTAGAGATGAAACAGGTGCTATCAAATGTCAAGTGATCCAATTAACACCATTGCTATACAACAATTTATACAACAGGTAAAAATTGCCGATGCTAGTCAACAAAAAGAAATCCGTATGGATATAAAAAATGCCAAGGCTCTTAGCTTTGCTCTTACAGAAGTGTTGGCAAAACTAACACAGGACTATGAGATTTTATTAAAAGAATTGCTCAAAGCCAGTGGTAATGACACCATTACAGTGGCCATGGACGGTGGCGGATTTTCAAACAAATAGAGGATAAATATATGCGTAGTTATCGAGGACGCATATATGTCAAGGCCCAAGCCAAACGTGCTTTTAGAGCATATTAATAAAAAAACTTATAAGAGTGAGCAGATCTTAGAAGCCGATGCCATTTGGGCTGTATTTTATAAGGGCGAGCCTTTTAACTTAAAAAGCTCAAACAGTCTTACCAGTTATCCAGGTCCTAAATATAAAAAAGTAAGTTTTTCAAATCCGGGTCACGCCCACAATCTTGCTAAAAAACTAAATTTAACTTTTGGCACACAGGATTTTCAAGTTGTTAAACTTACCCAAGGTGAAATTATAAAATGATAAGCAAAGAAACATACACTATTATGTTTCTAAAAGAATGGGGCAAAAGTACAGATGCTGCCAATCTAAAATTATATACTAGAAATTGGTGGCAAAATAATAGATCCAAAGAGTCCGGCGGACTACGCTTAACCGACGAAGGTTATGAATTTTTGGTTGGAGAATTGCATCTTAAAGAGTACGAGGTTCCATTTACCGAACCAATTGAACTAAGTCCACAAACTATAATCTTTTTGGATAGATATATCGATTGCCCATATTATCTTACAAACAATAGTATTACAGTATTTTCTGAGCGCAAGAGTTTTGAACTGTACATGTTTTCAGACGATATCCGAAAATTTGGAATTATCAAAGCCCTTAATAATTTAAAACAAGAAGAATAACTACTTTGGCTAACAAGGTGTTGACAAAGTCTAAGTATTGTCATATAATACTTAGACAGTGACAGCAAACTTTTAACCAAGATAGGAATTTTATGAGCGAAATCATTTCTCGTACAGTTGGCCCAAAAGGTGCCATGAAAGGTCTACGCAAAGCCTTTAAAAACAAGCGTCCATTGTTCCTGTGGGGTCCTCCGGGCATTGGTAAATCAGACATTATCAAACAACTAGGTGCAGAACTTGACGCCTATGTAATTGACGTTCGTTTGAGTCTTTGGGAACCTACAGACATCAAAGGTATCCCATATTTTGATAGTAATACTAGCAAAATGGTTTGGGCACCTCCTAGCGAATTGCCAGATGAAGAATTGGCAAAAAAACATAAAAACATTGTCTTGTTTTTAGATGAAATGAACTCGGCGGCTCCGAGTGTACAGGCAGCGGCTTATCAATTAGTTTTGAACCGTCGTGTTGGTACTTACAAACTTCCCGATAATGTTGTATTGGTTGCGGCAGGCAATCGTGAAACTGACAAGGGTGTAACTTATCGTATGCCTGCACCGTTGGCCAATCGTTTTGTTCACTTGGAAATGCAAGTTGACTTTGACGATTGGGCTATGTGGGCCACTGACAATCGTATCCATAAGGATGTAGTTGGATTCTTAACCTTCTCTAAAAAGGACTTGTACGACTTTGATCCTAAGTCTGGATCACGTGCATTTGCTACACCTCGTAGTTGGTCGTTTGTAAGTGAATTGCTCATGGATGACGACTGCGAAGATGATACATTAGCTGATTTGATTGCTGGTTCAGTTGGTGAAGGTTTAGCTATTAAGTTTATGGCACACCGTAAAGTAGCAAGCAAAATGCCTAATCCTACAGACATCTTGAATGGCAAAATTAAAGAGATGAAATCCAAAGAGATCTCAGCTCAATATAGTTTAGTAACTAGTTTGTGTTACGAACTCAAAGATGCCGCTGATAAAAAAGCCAAAGATTGGAACAGCCAAGTTAATAACTTTTTCACATTCATGATGAATAACTTCGAAACAGAGTTAGTTGTTATGGGTACTAAGTTATCGCTTACTCAATATAAACTGCCATTGGATCCAGACGAAATTGCATGTTTCGACGAGTTTCATGGTAAATTTGGTAAGTACATTTCTGCCGCAACTGACAAAGACGAGAAACGTAAATAATATGATTTAGTATCATTTGACACCTCCTTCGGGAGGTGTTATAATATATACATATAGCAAATTTAGGAGCAAAAATGTCACACGTAGATCCGGTTGTTGATAAGATTATTGTAGCAAGAGTAGGACTGTTGTTACGTCATCCATTTTTTGGAAATATGGCTACCCGATTAAAAATTCAAGACGGCAGTGATTGGTGCTCTACAGCGGCCACTGATGGACGCCACATGTTTTACAATCGAGAATTTTTTGAAAAACTAACTCCAAAAGAAGTTGAGTTTGTACTAGCACACGAAATTCTACATAATGTATTCGATCATATGAATCGAAACGAAGGCCGTAACAGACGCATCTGGAATGCCGCTGTTGACTACACTGTTAACGGCCAATTGATTCGCGACCGTATTGGTGACCAACCTAAAGGTATTGATATCTTTCATGATCCTAAACACTATGGGAAGCCTGCAGAACAAATCTACGACGAATTATTTGAAAAGTACGACGAAGAAGAATTGGCTGCATTAGGCCAATTACTTGACGAACATTTAGATAACGAGGGTGACGGCAAAAATGGAAATGGACCTCCTCAGTATTCTAAAGAAGAATTAAAACAAATCCGCGACGAAATTCGTGAAGCCACTATCCAAGCGGCCAATGCGGCAGGTGCGGGTAATGTACCTGCCAATATTCAACGAATGATCAAGGAACTTACAGAGCCTAAGATGAATTGGCGTGAAATTTTGCGCCAACAAATACAAAGCACTATCAAGAATGACTACACTTTTATGCGCCCGAACCGTAAGGGCTGGCACATGAACGCTATTTTGCCTGGTACTAACTTTGACGAAACTATTGATATCTGTATTGGTATTGATATGAGCGGTAGTATTAGCGATAGCCAAGCAAAAGATTTTATCGGTGAAATCAAAGGTATTATGGACCAATATCAAGACTACAAAATTAAACTGTGGTGTTTTGATACGCAGGTGTATAATGAAGCAGATTTTGACGGAACCGGCGGTGACGACATTATGGAGTATGAAGTTATTGGCGGCGGCGGAACTGAATTCGATGTCAACTGGAGTTACATGAAAGAACATGATATTAACCCTAAAAAGTTTATCATGTTCACAGATGGTTATCCATGGGGTAGCTGGGGTGATGAAAACTACTGCGATACGGTATTCATTATTCACGGAAACAACAGTATTGTACCACCTTGGGGCAATTACGCATATTATGAACAAGACGGTGCAACTAGAAACTGATGCGTTCAGCGCTGGTCAGATTGAAAGTAAAATTTGGGCAGCAGAAGAATTAGAAAGAGTAGCGGCTCATACTCACAACCTCAGGATCACAATCCTAGGCGGATGGTATGGGCTTCTTCACTTTATTCTCAAGGCTCGAGGACAACAAATGATCGAATGGTGCCGTAGCTACGACCTTGATCCTATGGCGTGTTCTACTGCCAATGTTGTTAATAACACTTGGGAATCTAAGGAGTGGGCTTTTAAAAGTTATCCCAAGGATGCTAATACCGTTAAGTACGATGATGAAACTAATTGTGTAATTAATACTTCAACAGAACATTTTGACAGTCAAGAATGGTTTAACAATATTAGCAAAGGTATGCTATGCGTACTTCAAGGTAATAACTTAATTATAGAAGATCATGTTAATCGTCCAGAAAGTTTAGAGCACTTTAAATCAATGTTTCCTTTAGAAACTATACTGTTTACAGGTGAGAAATATTTTGATTTTAAGGAAAATTCATATACACGGTATATGATAATTGGACACAAATAATGGCAATTAAAAACGGCAAACCAAATTCATTAAACTATTTTGATTTACGCAGAGTTGAATTTCCTGCATTTCATTTTTATTTTACTAATTTGTTAAAAAACACCCCTAACTATGTAAAGCAAATTGATCAGTGGATCTATAATAATTTAAACAGTAGATATTACGTAGGTCAAGCCCTAGAACTTGATGCAAACAATAATTTAGTTTATGTTACTAGGGTAGGATTTGAAGCAGAAAAAGAACTTAGTTTCTTCAGAATTGCCTGCCCGATTTTATATTGATGATAATTAAGTATGTATTTTATTCATTAAGGAGAAACCATGACAGAAGAAGTACAAAATCTACCTGAGCAAGCCCCAGCTCAACCAGCACAAGAAAAAGGTGCCGATTTAAACATTAATGATTTAAATGCTCTTAAGCAAATTATTGATGTTGCTAGTTCGAGAGGCGCATTTAAACCTGGAAACGAAATGGTTGCTGTTGGCCAAGTTTATGAAAAACTGTCTTCATTCTTAGAAGCAGTGGCTAAACAAGCCGAAGCAACAAAAGAAAAAACTGGAGTATAAAATGGAACTAAAACATGTAGGTAGAGTTGTCAGTAACGGTCGTAAATGCCTTATAGCATATAGAACCTTACCAGGAGATTCAAATAATTGCTTGATTGTTCCCACAGAAAGTCTAACTGATTCACAGCATGATGCAATTATTAACTTAGTTAATAGTACAGCCGGACAAGATGCTAACGAATTTGCAGAAGTTATGGCTAGAACGAATTTTCCAGATGGTAGTATCATGTTAGCTAACCTACATGTTAACGGAAGATTGATTAAGGTTCCGACTAATCAAATTGAAATGACTCCAAACACGCAGATGAAAATTTTGCTGTCGGAATTAAATCAAATAATTGCAGAACAACGGGGTGTAACAGTAGATACCTTGGCTATCTCAACTAGAGAGGATAAAAAATCCGAAGTAAGAGAAATTGCATCGGCTCATGACATTAGTCCCAAAGCCGGTGAAGATGTCACTAAAACTGTTGCTGAACGTCATGAAGAAGCTGAATCATTATCGTTAGATCCAGAACAACAAGCTTCTAAACTACGTAGCGAAGCAGATCGTCTATACAAACAGGCTGCTATTTTAAGAAAAGAAGCCGAAGATTTAAGTCCAACAAAGAAAAAAGAAAAGTGACTCTAAAAGGAAAAAACTTTCCTAAAGACGTTATTGCACATTGGCCAGAAGTATTTGGTGAGATCAATCTCAACGTAGTACCTCTCAAGTATTTACATACTATCAACGTGACTTTTAAAGATGGTAAAATCTGGGAAATAGATGTTAATAAGAATGGTAAAAACAATAATTGGGATTCTTTTGAAAAAGAAATCCAAGAAATATTTCTTACCTATGAAGATAATATTGACAACATAGATTTTCAAATAAACACAGAAAAAGTAAAAAACGATATTATGAAAATTACAAACAAATTTTTAAAGAAAAAGAAACTATAATGAACGTTAGATTGCTGTCCTATTCTCAACCTACAGCAGAATTTTTTGATCAAGGAATTTTGAATGCACAAGAGCTAATTGCCTATTGTGCCCGTGTATCAAATCCTAGTAATCAATTTAATACAGATACAAGTGAAAAACTTATTCGATACTTAATAAAACATCAGCACTGGTCGCCGCTTGAAATGGTCAGTGCATGTATTGAAATCACAACAACCCGAGATATTGCCCGACAAATTCTTAGACATAGAAGTTTTAGCTTCCAAGAATTCAGTCAACGATATGCTGATCCTACTAAAGACTTGTCGTTTGTTCTTAGAGAGACTCGACTACAAGACCCTAAAAATAGACAAAATAGCATAGAGGTTGTGCAAGACAATCCTGAGGCACGGGTCTTGGCCCAAGGTTGGGAACGTGCTCAAACTCGTGTTAAACTTGCCGCTATTGAAGCATATAACTGGGCCATAGAAAACGGCATTGCCAAAGAACAGGCACGTGCCGTTCTTCCCGAAGGTATGATGGAAAGCCGTTTATATATGAACGGAACACTACGTAGCTGGATTCACTTTATTGAATTGCGTAGCGCAAATGGTACACAAAAAGAACATCAAGAAGTAGCCAAGGCGTGTGCTTCAGTTATTGCGTCTGTTTTTCCGCTAGCTTCAGACTTAATAAGTATTGATTAAACCTACTTTCTAACCAAGCCCAGTCGTTAATTTTTCGAAGACCGTCTGGGTTTTGTCTATTATCTAATCCAAATTTTCTACCAGCGATTGCTCCTGCTACTACATATTGTCCATATGTAGTTTTTTTGCCTCTTGTACACCAGGCAGCAAGTCTTTTATCAGTTTCTAATTGTACTTGACGATCAATTACCGCACTGGCTAATTTAGCACATTCTCTAAATGCAGCTCTCCAAGTAGAGAAGGGGCTTGTATCAAAGTTATTGTAATTACTAACTTGTTCCATAATTTTAATATTAGCACCAATACTAGTAGTAATATCAACACTATCTCTATTGGCTTGTAAAATTAAATGTCTTGGAATTAGTTTAACTCCACCGTTTCCATAAACTAGATCATTTACTTTATTTTTACTCTGCCAAATATGTACTACATCAAAATCCCAACTTGGAACTTCATAATCAAAGTTAAAATCTTCCGCAATTTCTGCATCAGCATCTACTACCCAGAAAAAATCAGTTGAACTAGCAACTGCCGCACAAAAGTGAGCATTAAAAATTCCTTTGATATTTTGTATGCGTTTAGCGTGTGGATATTTTGTCAGTAAATGTTGAAAATTGTTATCTGCATTTTTTTCTTTATATGACAAAAAGAATACATCATATAGCTTAGTATAAAAAATGCCAAAGTCTATAAACTTCACATTATTAAAAAAATTCTTTTCAAACTCATCATCAGTAAATGTGTAGTCTTTAGGAATTAAAAACAAATTAGAATATTTTAACAATTGGTGATGCACATAAGATTCGTCCCAATTTGGAATCGAAAAATGCTGCATATCAGTTGTCATGCCTATGTCTGCTGGGATTAACCAAAACATTTTAGTGTTAACTTGATTCATTAATCGTTTAGCATAAATGACATAATTAAATTCTTTGTCAACCTGAATTGTTTTAGACTTAGGATACTTGGCTTTTAACCAATTAAGTTTATACTCAGGAAACTCTTTTTCGTGATAAAATACAATATCGTAAAACATTATTCTTTGTCCAATACATTAAATTCTATTCTAGTATAGTCAACGTGTACCATTTTAAAAAATTTACTAGCTTCTACATCTAACACACTTATAGGTAAGGTTAATCGAGATTTAAGCTCTGTTCCTAATCTTTCAGCTTCTTGCAAGGCTTCATCTTCTGTTTTAACAGTTAACGAATCCCAGATTGAATCTAAATGATCAAAATCACGCACATTGACATAATTCCACGATTTATCAAAATTTGTCATATAGCAACCTTGGCGTGCTCCAAGTATTGCCCATACACCATTCGGCACATCCATGCCAACATTCATCCATGTTATAAGTCTATGTAAATTTTTCCAGTGAATATGTTTAGTAAAGTCTTCTGCTTCAACAGTGACTCCTCTGTCTAAACTCATTTTTACACCTTCACGGAATCCTGCTCGCCATGCTTGATATGGACTAGCATTATTATGGACGTTGCTGTAACAGGCATTCATCTGAATATACTCGGCATCCCAACAAAAATCTACTTGTGCGTTAGGGTCGTCTGCCGGTGCATTTTCGTGTGTCTTCATATTAAGCACATATTCTTTGGGCCACAACTTCAATCCGCCGTTGCCATACATTAACCCGTTAATGGCATTGTATCCTGCCCAAGAAATAACACATTTAGATAAATCTCTATATGCATCAAAGTCAACTTCTTGATTAAAAAACTCTTCGCGCACAATATTGTCGCCGTCAACTGTGATAAACCTGTCAGTATCGCTTAACCTAGCGCAGGCTTTGTGTGCTTCGTCACTACCTTTTACTCCGTGTACCCGTTTTGCCCAGGGTGCTTTATTACATAAATCTGAATAATTTTTTTCGGCATTAGGCTCGTCATAGCTAAGATAGATAATGTCAAAGTCTATAATTTTAAATTTTTGACTCATAGAGTGTCCTTTAATGCATACGAATCAAAAAATTTAATTGTAAATAGTCTAACTTTTGATGTAATAGATTCTACTATCATTTCATGAGGTACTGTCACAGATCCGTTTGCAATTAACGAATTTAAATTAACATCAAATACTCGATACAGTATATTTTTATTTTCGTGTGCAGTTATGTAAATTTGTTTAGTATAACTAGCCACCGAGTTATGCAATCGTTGTCGTTCATCCTCATCAAGTGTTATTATCCAATTTTTATTTTCTATATCGTTAAAAACTGTAACAGTAGCATGATCAGTAGTTTGACTGATAGCCGTTAATGTTGAAGATTTAGAGTTTAGATTAATAATCTTAGGAACAATACTAAATTTATTGTTAATATCGGTTACTACTTTAAAATTTGCAATATTTTCATTGTTAGGAACCATACTATGCAATGCATCAGCAAATATTTCAAAATATGTAGTATCGGTTTCAGCAACTTTTTGATCTGTAGTCCCGCTAATGTCCCCAGTTATTTTGTCAAAATAAACATATCGAATGTTACTAAAATTAAGAGACTCGTCAATCTCAGCAAGTCGTTCAGAAGTTAAATCAAATTCAATCTCTAAATCTTCATATTCCTCACTCATTAATTTTCTCCAAATATGTTATAACTTCATCTGTTAAAAACTCGTCTTCTACGTAATGAAGGATACCACGTTGTTTAAATTGATTAATAAAAAATTCAAACTCGTCATTAAAATAATAATCGCAGGCAGGCAACCAACTATCGTAGGGTGATGGCCATCCTTGTATGTTAGATTTCATATGAGCAAACGTTAAATTTAAATTTGGGTGTACGGCAACATCATCCATGCCTGTAATTTTTAATGCTATGGCTGCACTAACATCCATACTTACCCATCGTTGTTTTGCCTTAGGTGTCAATTTAGAATAAGCAGTTTGCCAATTATTAACTATAAACTCCAGCGTTTTATAAAAATCAAATGCGTCAGGGGTCTTTTTAAAGTAATGAAATCCAAAATAAATGTTTGGTAAAGAGTTATGTACAAACACCTGTCTGTTTAACTCGTTAGAAACAATATTTCCCCTATAGTCTTTTACAGAAGATGCAAAAAATATATCGTGATGACTTAATAAATCCCATTTAGACGCAAGATCGTCTAGTACAATCATGTCTGTATCTAAGACAATAGTTTCGTCATAAGGGCTAGCGTGAATAAATTTCCATCTATTTTCAACTTTCCAGACTGATTCTTCTGCATGATCTTTCCATGGTATAGGAATAATATGATCAAATACAGATAGATATTTTTCTGATACTTGATCATTAGTTATTAAGCTGATAGAAGAATAAGTTGACTGTGTTTTTTTAATTGACAATGCAAGCGCATAGGCCTGTCTAACATAGTCAATACCTTCACTGTTTTGTGCTATAACTAAAAAACCTTTATTCATTTATACATCTCGCTAAACTATATTTGTTCATAACATGAACATCTAAATTACTAGTCTTCATCAGGGTATACTCACCAATATGCCCTTTCTTCTCAACTAATAAGGTCATTGTTGAGTCTGTGTATGACTCTAGTACATCTCTATCTCGAGTATAATATAACTTACCAGGTAAACTGGCAATAGTACTAGTATTAGTATTACCATTTAACAAGTGAATTGCAATACTAAAAGCATAATCATTCCTAAAAGATGATGACGAGATTGCATATAACAATCTGTAATAAGGCCAATTGTACCTAATGTGTTGAACTATTTTAAAAAATGCTTTTGCTGAAGCAGTTTTTTTAAAATAAAAAACTGTAGCCCAATAAAAAGGAATTGTATATTGATTAAAGTACTCAAAACTAGAAGTATCTCGCCATTGGGCAAGATCATATCCTGTTTTATATATTGCTAGATCGCTTGCAGAATTCCAAACTTTGCTTAAATTATTAGAATTTAAAATATAATCTACATCCATAACTAGCGTTTCATCATATGGACTAATATCAAAAGCATCTGCCCTAGTAAAATTCTTCCATGGAAGAATCTTAGAAGTTAATGCGCCATCATAGAATTGCTTTTGTTGTGTAAAAGTAGAATCAACTGCAACAATATTATCAAACACTCTACTTTTATCTGGATATGTTTTTTCAATATAATCTAGATTATCCGTGGCCAATGTAACAGGAACGTTTAAAAATTTGTTAATTCGTTCAGCGGCAAATATAGCCATCTGTATATAGTCAACTTCATGATTATTTTGAGCAAATAAAAGAACACCCTTGCTCATACTGAAATTAAATCCTGTATTTTACGTTTTGATTTAAGTTCAGAATATTTAGAAAAATATTCATTAGATGCTTTGAAATATTGTGCAGAGATTTCATCGTAGAAACTTTTTAGATTTTCAATATTAACTGGAATTTGATTAACATCAATTAATATACAATTTAGACTGCCTAAATCTATAAGAGATTTTACAAACGACATTAATTCTAATGAAATTTGAAAACTAGATCCGTTAGTGTAATATATTAAACTTTGTTGAAATTCTTCAAATGCAACATTACGTTGATTGGTTAGAGTAGCCATATAATTGGCTGTTTGAAATGCTTTTTCTATTTGCTCGTCCATGAGATCTCCCGCTGTATAATGTAATTATCTCAGCGGGAGATATAGTTAATTAATTCTGGTTATAGAGTTAATTGATTAGCAATACTCGGTGTAATTGAAAAAGCACCTGTGATCGGTGTTATTGTGCCTGTACTTGTCAATGTTCCGTCAACAACTTCATCAATCGCTGCTCCTATACCAGTTGCAGCTTGCGGAGCAGCATCTGTTAATACTACAGTAATTTCAATTACTGCCAGTGAAGAAATATATTTTGCATTAACTGTTACAGTGTTATTAGCATAAGGGCTTGCTTGTGTATTAGTATAAATTGTTTGATCAACAGCAGATAGTGTACGACCAGTTACTGTGCCGCTTGCGCCAGATTTTGTAACAGTGAATGTACCAAATGATGTAGCACTTGAACTAACTGCCATTGTCAATGTACCTAATCCAGATAGCGAATTGACCCAAGCATTATATTTGGTTAAGTTTGATGTTACACCGCCGCCTGTTAAACTGGCTGCATATTTAATTGTACCACCAGAATTAAAATAGTATCTTGCTTGGGTAGCGTCACTAAAAGTAACTCTAAAAGAATGAGTAATAGTTGGAACACCTGTTCCCCAGCTAGTACTTCTAGTAGAAGTAGTAGTTGCGCTGCCTAGTTGCGTATTAAAAGCTGTTAATTTGTTAGTTACACAGGCATCTGCTACACCTTGCATTTGTGTTACAATAGCATTACTAATAACTGATCCTGCAGCAATAGTTCTTAAGTTTGCCCATGCTGAGCCGCCACCGGTTCCTGTACCAACTGCTCCAATTTGATGAGTCCTTGCTTTTACTAAGTCAGTTCTTAAATTAACCCAGGTCGAAGCTCTAGTAACAGTACCTGCAAGAACTTGACTGCTAACTACAGATTGTCCATACCCAAATTTTGAATCTGCTGCATTCGTGCTTGGATTAGTGCCGCCTGCACCAAGAACTGCTGCTACTTTTTTTTGAATAGCATTGAATGTTGCTGCTGAAATTGTTGCCATTTTGTTTATTCCTTATAAAATGATTGATTCTATTAACTTAATACCAGCATCATCACTAGACTCTAATGCTATTGCAAAAGTATCAGGGAAGTTACTGGCTCTTACCGGTGTGCCTACTAATAATAACCGAGCAACACCTGCACAGCCATTACTAGAAGCAACTAATTTATCACCTTTTGTAACAGGTCCTAGAACCTTAATTGGCACTCGACCTTTAAGGGCCAGCGGAGTTCCGCCTACTAGACCGCTATTCATTAAGTATGCTGGTGCACCGCTTACAGCACCAAATGCTCTATGTCCAGGCTGGCAAGCAGTAACTTCTTGCTCGCCGCCGACCATTAAGACTGTGCCTACTTCGTATTCTTCATCTGCTAGATATTTCTCAGCTAAGTCAGCGCCTTCGGCAAAGATTGCATCACCCCTGAATGTAGTTGCGTAGATATCTCCTGCTGAATCTCGAGCAGCCACGGTGTTCGGAGTATCAGCAGTGTCAGCTAGTCTATATGCGCTACCATCAACCTGTAACCTGTCAGATTGTGTAACTGTACCGTAGAAATTTGTTGACCATACTTCTTTAAATTTGTAACTGGTATTACCCAATGTACTAACATTATCTGCTAATGGCAATAAATCTTTACCAGAAATCTCAACAGCGCCGACCATAATACCTGATAGCTTAGTTTTAAATTGGATTCTAGTGCCATCAATGTTTTGTATTAATGGGATGTCACTAGTAATTTTAACTTCGAGTTTTGGTGGATTACCAATTTGAAAACCGTCATTGTAAAATCCTATAAGATTGTCAAACGATTGATCAAATCCGTCTGTTCTTACAAAGTTAACACCGTCTACAAAATCTCCGGCTATAATCAAGCCATCTGCAGCAGTAGCAGTACCGTGATATCGATATTCTGATGCGTCTTCAGGTATGCCATTGGAGCCACCGCTATTAATTAGAGTAAGACCCTTGTAAATATGTGTAAACGTATTGCCGTATAATTCTTTATCTGCTGTACTCAATTCAAAATCTTCACTAGATATAACATAAACAACAATTCCTGCTACTACAGCTTCGATAATAGTGTATTCAGTTGGGGATGGTAGATCATCAAACACTAGTTTAGTACGCATTTCGGTAATTCCAAGATTGGCAGAACTTTGAGGGCCTACTAGTGTATATTCGTCTCCGGACCAAACATATAGTTGCTGCTTAATTGAATCCCAATAAAAATCCCCGATACCTAATCCAGAAGGTTCTGATGTTGCTACAGTAGATCCGTTAATTGATCTAAAACTAGTACCGTCCCAGAATCTTAATTTTCCCGGAGAAGCTGAGCTATCATACCAAATTTGCCCAGTAATTTTTTTGCTTGGTTGCGTGATATCGGCAAAATTTTCCAGTAAACGAACAAAATTTTCGTTCTGAATCTCGCCGTAACCAGCATAATTTTTACCAACTAGTTTTAAACTAGTTGTTTGATCTATTGTTCCATCTGCTACCGTAGCAAGCAAATCACCGTTTGTTTTATTAATGCTGTAAGGCATTGATTGACCCCTTTGTTTTATTTATTTAAAATGCGTAAGATACGTTCAAACTTGTATTCCAGTACCACTCGTTAGGCGATCCTGAGATCAATTGATAAACCCTTAATGTTCTAACAACTAAAGGTGTTACTGCAATTCCGTCAAAATCCATAGTAGTTTTAGTGCATTGTACGTAGATCTTTGCACCAATAACGTGATTAGCTACTGGAAATGTATCACTTAACAATGTAATAACATCACCATCGGCTAGATCTCCGCCTAGCACATTGGTTAGTTCTAGATTAAATCGTAAAGGCAAAGCAGCAATATATGTTTGTAATGTTAAGTTACTGACTGCATCGTCAGTAGTAGAACTTTGAATAGTACCTTGCACACTGGCTGTTGCACTATCAGTAAACGCCCCAGAGATAGTGAAAGATCCAGTGATAGCAGTGACCACAGTCCAAGTGCCGTTGTATTGGCCAACTGATCCGCTTGATGCTGTAGTTCCAGCTATTATGACTGTAGTTCCAGCTGGAAATTTGTCAATGGTTCCTGTTCCATGAACCACTGTTGCAACTGTGGCAGTAGAAGATATACTACTTGTAGGTATAGAAGTACCATGCACTAGTTGAGAAGGGGAGCTAGAATCGTAGACTGTTTCAGCAAGATTAGTAATTCTTGAACTATTAACAGCGATTGTATTGATAGGCAATGTTGATTCTATAACACTGCCGTTTATGTTAATGTCATCTACCTGTAACTGGGCAAGTGTTCCAAATGAAGTTAAACTCGAATTTACCACTCCGGACCCAAGTGTAGTTGCTGACAGTACAGAAGTTCCTTCAATTCTATATTCTAATGCAGGGCCAAATGCCGAAGGATAGTCAATGTTAATACTATGTGTAGAAGTCCAATTCAACGGAGTTTCTTTAAATTTCCATTCTGCAAGTACGTTACCTGTTCCCCTGTTAACTTCAAAACCAGATTCAAATCCAGCAGTAACAGCACTTACTTGTCCGTCATTTAGAGTAATTACATTATCTAAAATCCTAGTATCAGTACTGGTAACAGTGTCTCCTAAAACAGTAAAATCTCCTTCTACTACCGTGTTGCCTTTGACTCTTAGATCAGATCTAAATAACCCTCTACCGTTTACATCAAGTTCTACTAAAGGCTCGTCATTTAGAATACCAACTCTAGGTAAAAACGATTTTCTTAGTTCACCGTTCCATGGATCTCCAAAAAATGTTTCAGCTGGGTCATCATAGGTAGTTAATGTAATTGTACTTGTAACAGTCACCGCGGTTGTTGTAATAGCTGTAATTACTGCTGTTTCAAAAAGTTGTTTAGAACTAACAATCCCCGGAATAGTGTAATAGTAAATCTCTATCTCGTCGCCTACTTGATATGGTTCAACTATTTCTTCAACTGCTCCATTGTCTAAATTTCCAAATGTTATAACTAAATTTGTTCCATCTCCTGTAAACAAATATGCAGGAATGACTTTAAGACCGGTGTTGTAAATTTTAATACCTTTATAACCTTCTGTTGTATCAGTTACAAATGTTAAACTTTGATTAGTGCCATTACCTTGAATTTTAAATTCAGCAGATTCAGATATAATTTCTGTATTTTGTGAACTGCCTAATATTAAAGGATTATCACTTTCTATAGTAAGTGTTGCTTCGCTACCTTCATCGTAGGCAATTAAAGAACTACCCGTTGTTTTTACAAAATTATCAGGAGTGTATATATTATCTTCACTGTCTATCAGTTGGCTAGCACTGGTAACTGGTACGTCAAATAGTAATCCTGAGGCATTTCCTAGATTAAATCCTTTAACTATATTCCCAGTAAACCCATTAATTGCAGGCGACGGAGTAAACGCATCCTTACTGAATATACCGATTAACAAATCAGCATTATAAAGTATACTGATAGTATGTTCTTTTTCTGCTGTGTCAAAAACAGATACTGTTTGTAGTCCCGATACACCTTGACTAGAAGTATAGGAAGGGCCTGCTATTATGTGAGTGCTACTGTCAATGTAAAAATGTAACTGTTGATTAGCAGTGTCTATCCAGATGTCGCCGGCAACTGCATTTGACGGGGCTGTAGCAGATAAAATTGTTCCACCGGTTACCTTAAAACCATCTCCATTATAAATTTTTAGCCTTTCGTCACTAGTATCATACCATATTTGTCCAACTAGGGGCTGAGGAGGAGACGAACTACTAGCAAAATTTTCCAATAAGCGAACAAAATTTTCGTTAAATGCTTCTCCGTAGTTGACTGCATTTTTTCCTATCAGAGTAAGATCAGTGGCGGTTGTATCGACTGTGCCGTCTGCTATGTTATCTGTTAGGATAGATCCATCTGTTTTGTTTATTGTGTAGCTGCTCATGATGTGGCACCAGTATAAATGATATATGTAATTGTTAAGTATGGATTCATAATGTTGACAGCTGTTCCTAAACTTCCTGAAACAACTTCTACTCCTCCACTGTTCTTTAGTAGTCTTGCACCGTTGGCGGCACCGCCTAGGCCGTCAGTTAACTCAGTATTAGCATCAGTAAAGGTAGAATCACCGATAGCTCCGTACTGTCCTCCGGTTGTTCCTTTTAACGTATGTTTATGTTCTGGAAGATTGTTTACAGTCAGTGTTTTTGTAGATGATCCAGACCCAGATCCTATAGATCTAGCAGATTCTTCAGCTACCCGTTCTGCTAGGCCGCCGCCGGCGTCAACTGTGATAGGTATTGGACTATCAACAGAATCCTGTGTAGTAATATCCGGTAACGTGGTATTATCCATGTTATCTTTACCCAGTGGGAATCTTCCTCTTAAATCTGGCAGCTTAAATGTTCCAGCACCAATTAAACTACCAGCACCTTTATAAAGATCTCCTATTTTAGAATACAATAAATTATACGTGGCCTTTGACACCTCACTACCGTCACAGAAAAGATAACCGCTTGGTAAGGTTGCCCCGGCATACGGCATAATTGCACCTACTGGCACTAGAGCTACCCCGTCAAAAAACTTTTCTTTTGTTGTTTTCTTTAAATCAGTAGTATTAGGACGGTAAACCAACATCTCGTCTGTGGCTAAAACGACAGTGCTAAGTGTAGTTGGGTCTTCTAATACTGCTTTATTAGTAATAAAATTAGAACTAATAGAAGTACTGAAGTTAACTGCTCCTCCATCTGTTTGGCCGTTGAAGCTAAAACCAGTTGAGCTTACATCTCCTGATATTGTAAAATTAGTTGCACTGGTTAGTTTATTTGCTGCGCCAGCTATGGTGCTGCCGCCTAATGTTCCTGTGAAAGTTCCAATGACGTTACCATAAAAATAATCAGCATATACATTTCTAAATTTGATTGTTTCAGATCCAATATCATATTTACTATTAGCTTCTATACTGCCAGGCATTAAGGCTGTGCCGACTATAGGAGCACCTTGAGCATCAATCCTATCCACATATAATATACCATTGATACGGGCGTTTGCACCAACTTTTAATGACTTATTGATAACTGCGCCACCAAGTGTGTTGATACTCCCCGATGACAACGTTGATGCATCTTGTGTGCCGGTGACTAATAATCGGCTGTCTGTTCTGATATTTCCAGATACGTCTAATTGTTCAGTTGGATCAAGTTTATTAATACCAACATTAGCTGTTACACTGTTGATACGGACAGCTATTTGATCTCCCGTGTCAGTAGTTACTTTAAAATCTATACTGGATCCCGATGTTCTATTCCAAATTGTTGATCTTGCATCATCTACTTTTAACACAAACGACAAATCGTTACCTATTTGTAAACCGTCGTTAGATCTAATACTGAATTTAACAGCACTGGGCGTTTCTTTATCGCTGCGTAAAAAATTAGCAGGATCAACTGATGTAGTACCAACAACTAATGCGTTTGCCCTCTGTGCTGTACCCCAATATTTAATTGGTGAAGTAGTGCTATTTGCATCAGTCGACGATAAATTGATACCTTTGTTAATTTCCTTAAAACCTACTATTGTTGATTTAGGTATAAAAGTTGTGCTACTTACTATGGCAGTCCGTATGCCGCCAACCCAAAGAGTAATTACAACATTAGTACTGTTCGTTAAATCAATTATTGATTCTATTTCAGGCCCGGTTTTGACACCTGCACTAAACTGGGGTCCCACTAAAATCCATGTAGAACCATTCCAGAATTTTAATTGTTGGTTGGCAGTGTCGGACCAAAGGTCTCCGCTATTAGGATTTGTCGGCGCACTTGAGGATTTTTTAATACCACCAGTTGATGACCAAGTAGTACTATCCCAGACCTTTAATTGATTCTCACCTGCAGAATTATCAAACCATAACTGCCCCTGTACAGGATTAGACGGGGCGGTATTATTAGCAAAATTCTCCATTAAGTGGAGAAAATTTTCAGCAATATACGATCCATAACCTGGAAAATTTTTCCCTACAAATGTTAACGCAGTTTGCTGATCAAGTGTTTGATCATCGACAGTAATTATTTGTTTTGCAGGGTTATTAGTTTCAGTAAATTTAACTTGATAACTCATATTATACTCCTGCCAAACCAGTTAGTGTTTGAATACGTACAGTATAATCAATTTGTATTAGTCTGTTTAAACTTTTTTGTACAGGATGAAATATCACGTGTGTTAGTAGCAAACTTTGTCCAGTTGAATTATATGAACGTAATCCTAATTCATCAAATACATACTCAGACTCATTATTAGTAGTGTTATCAAATGCTTGTTGATCACTGGGCTCGCCATAGTCTAATAAACAAGTTACAAAAATATCTGTGTAATTTGTTCCTGTTACGTGTCTAGATTCAACAAAATTCCTAGTAGGATCAACGTTGGTGCTAGATCTATCATCAACTACTTTGTAATAAGTTCTATTATATAAACTAGAATTAGTACCAGTAGTATTTGAACTTAGATATGTAATGATGCCCGTGGGGTCTACCGCAGTTCCTCCATTACCAAAGTCCATTTGATATATGAATCCTTGTCCAGAATTAGAAAGACTATCTGCTAGGGCAACACTCATATTTTCGTAATGTATAGCATTACGTTTATTAACAAAAATTTCATCAGTAGACGGATCCCATATTTTAATATGACCTGCTACATGAACTCCGGAAAAATCCTTATTTTGCATTTTAAAACTCTCTTTATATTGTATTTATCTATCCAGTTATCTGGTATTATTTGTCTCGTATAAATTTAGCAATAGGATTGTTAGAGTGTGCTAGAGATGCACCCAAATCTGCCCATACTGCGCCTGTTCGCTTGACTAGTGTAATTTTTGTTCCTTCAGTTAGTCTATTTGTTAGACGCACTGCGCTATTTTCACCATCTACAGAGAATTCAGCTTCAAATTGAACATCTCCCTCAGGGCTTTCGTAATGATTTTTTACGTTATGAACTTTATAAGGAACTTTACTTAATCTAATATTTCCTGTAAAATATTCCCAATTGTCGATATCATCAATAAATGACTCACTGCTAGTGTGTGCTGTAATACAGCTATAATTATAGCTGCCTACAACTACTATATCTCCAATATTGTAACTTAGACTAGAAATCCATTCCCCTTGTACGTCATAGCCGCCGACAAACATTTCAATATCGTTTGATTGTCCGTAGGTTCTAGGAACACTTTGATATGTAACAAGATCCAGTGTACCGGTTCCAGTAGTACCTTTTATCCATTGTGCAGTGCCGTTGGCTTGGCCTGGGCCAGTTGCAGTAAATATTGTTCCTACTTCTGGTTGGCCAGTTATAGTAGTAGAGACAACTGTTTGGCCAAAGTTAACTGTATATGTACCTTCACCACCGTCACCAGTGTTAAATGCTGTAATATAAGTACCTAAAACTATATCGTCACCAGTAATATAAGTCCCCACTGCTAGTTCTCCAGAGGTAACATCAGTAACAGTTAGTGTATTACTTGTAATTGATCCAGTTACTACAGTGGTGCTGGCTGCACCGATGTCTACCCAGTTAGTTCGACCTATTTTAAAAATTTTATATTGATTACCAACTACAAAACTTCCAGCTGTCACATTGCCAATTCCTGCACGGAATTTAACACCTACTTGATTTGCAGATGCGCCAGCTGTCCTAAAATCACTTGTTCCAAGTTTAGTAATTACATAATAATTATCGATTTCAACATCTTGAGCAGTTGTAGGAACTAATATAGTTTTTCTGTACCAGCTGTTGTTTAGATCAACACTGCTTGTATCTAAGGTTGGTGTAACCTTAAATGAATACTCTAGATCAGATCCTATTTTTGTCCACTTAATTGATTCAAATGTATTTGCACTGGTATGTGCAACAAGACATTCGTATCTATAACCGTTATATGAAACAATGTCACCTAATGTGTAATTTAAAGATGACTTCCAGGTTGATAAAGTAGTATGTTGCTCAATGTAGGTATTATCTCTGTAAGGAATAGTTTCAGTTTTACCAATGTCTTGCACAAGAGTACCTGCTTCATAGACTGTACGGATGCCTGTTCCCAGTGTACCACGACGTATTTGACTCAACACATTTTTTTCTCGTTTGTAATACTCGATACGTTCGCCAAAAATTTCGATAATGCCGGGTAATCTTTTAGCAGGATTTGGATTAGATAATACTGATCCTCTAGCTACCGTTATAGTCATGTCATTCCAGTTTAAATCTTCTGCTAACTTAGTTTGTCGGGCTTCAGACAATCTCTTATAGTGTACACGATTTAATATGTCTTTGAACTGCATAAAGGCAAAACTGTCAACAACAATATTATTGCTAAATGTCATTATTGCAAATTTATCATCAGTTGCTGGTTGTTGATCAAGATAAACAGATGTTAGATCTAAGTTTAGTTTATAGTCTATGTTTGGTTGCAATATTTTACCATTTTTAGTTAACCAAACATAACTACTATCGATTACTGGACGAGGCAGTTTAATATTTTTGCCATACACACTTAGATAATCAAACACTTCTAACGATGCTGGATCAAATGATATATTTGAACTAACTGTTCTTGATGTTTGTTTAATGTCTAAAATATCGTGCTTATAAAAACTGATTACACTAATAGTCTGGCCAGCATCTGGAGTCAAGTCAAAAAGTATAGTTGTTCCATCACAACTGTAACTATTTTCATAGATTACACTAACTGTTAACTGTTTTCCTACATTAGCAACACGTACAGATTTCTTTAGTGTAACTGACACACCAGCTGGATTGATAGAATAATCAGTTAACTTATCTAATTCAACTCCATCAATGTAGGCAGATATTCTAAGAACTGTTACACTATATGGTTGTACTTTTGCTTTTGGTATTGTATAAGTTACCTTAGTATCAATAGTAAAATATTCGTTAATTGGCGGTAGATATATTGTGCCAACATCAGATAACACCAGTATATTTGATGCTAGGGGCGCACTAACTCCTACTTTACTAACTAATTGATAAGATTGAGAAATACCATCAGTTTCAAATGTTTCATTTTGCATAACACTGTATGACTGCTCACTTGATGATGTTATAACATAATTTAAAATTGCGCCAGCATCTAAGTTTAATCCAAATCTAATACCTACAACATTAGCAGATTCGTAGCTACTGCTAGTTTTAAATAGAACATAATCTAACACTTCACCGTTCACATAGACTAAAGAGGTTAGTGTACTTGACCAAGGTGCTTTAGTGATAAATTCGCTTGTTAGTCCATCAGCTACAAAAGAATCTAAGTCTAATAAGTTAGAGCCATTAAATCCTGCACTGATAATGCTGATAGTTTCGCCACCAGTAATTCCAATAATATCAGTATTTAGAACAACTGTTTTATTAGAGTAGTCAACTGTGTAATCATCATTAGACGTCAAAATTCTATCAGATGATGATATTTTTACAATTACTGCATCTGGAGAATTTGGTGTTTGACCTATGTTGTAGACAGTTCTTGCTCCGTCATAGATGTAATTTTTTACCAACATTTTTGCAGAACCGTCTGTAGGACGAGTATAAACTTTGACTGCTAGAGCATCTGACACCTGCCCCGGTATAAACTCTTCTGGACCTTCGCTGTTTGTTTGAGAAATAAGATCATCACCGTCAATAATGATATCGTCGGCAGCAATACCAGTAGCAGTATTATAGGTTAAATCTCCACCAGCTAACTCTGTATCATAGTCCATATCTTGAGGCCTAACTGATCCATCACTATTTGTTCTTCTAAATATAAAGCTATCACCAGAGGTTACAGTTAAAGTATTTGGAATACCAATAGACTTAGCAACTCCGTCACCTTCAAAAGTAGGCATGATTACATCGGGTTTTGTAAAAATAATTTGTCCCACATATTGCTCATCGTCAATTCTTACGTAACGAATATTGTTCACTGCTCTATAATATATGTTTATCAACTCTGCTTGTTCAGGTACGTAAGGCAGGTCAACTGGGTATGTTTTATTTTTAACAGTCATTGAGTCAATGTCATTAGATACTGTTAATAATGCACCATTAATTGTACTACTAACTGTTATGGACGGTATTGCTGTAAATGTACCTGCCGGAAGGATTACGGTGTTTGCCGAAAGCCCAGAACTAGTATAAGTAAATTCATCGCTGTCTGTTATTGTTACAATTATTCCGTTTTCTGTATATTCACTGTAATTAGCACCAGCATTTAAATTAATTTTGTTACCAGTTACCAGTCCATGAGAACTTTGGGTTTTCACATACACTGTTGGAACTGCGGCTGAAACAAATCCCGAAGGTTCAATAATAGTCGGGTCTGATCCAAAAATTCCTGGGTTAGTTGGATATGCTAGACAAACGGTTGACAGTGTTCTAACTGTAGCAACAAATTCCCCGTTATAATCTTCATTGTCATTGCCACTGACTGTAAATTTATATCCTTGCGCCAACGGAACTCCTAAGACTGCAAAAGAGAATGTTGCAACTGCTGTTGCATTTATTGTTTGGCTAGTCACAGCCTGTTGTTGATTTACAGTATAGGTTCCTAGTCCACCTGCGCCAGTTCCTAAAGAAAGAATATATGTACCTTCTAAAACGCTGCCGCCGGTAATTAATTGTCCCACAGAAAGTGTTCCAGAAGTAACGCCAGTTACCGTTAAAACATATCCCGGATTAGTTGTTGCTCCATCATTAATTGTGCCTACAACTTCAGCTGGCCCGACTGGAGAAGTTGCTAGTGTAACCGTGACAGTTGGCGAGGTTGATACCGTTAACGGAACTTCATCACCCGGATTTATATATGTAAATTCATAGTCATTTCTAACTGCATAAATTTCAATCCCAACTTGATTAAAGTCTGGAAGGTCAATACCTTCAATATTAATTATTTGACTAGAAGCTAATCCGTGTGGAATATCAGTTGTTATCACACTAATACCTTCAAGACTTAATCTTCTAAAAGAAGTAATCTTACTAGTACCAACTCGTTTTATAGAGTATATTGAGACAGGACTTTTAGGCGCAACCGATGCACAATAATAAACACTGTCAGTGGCAATGCCGCCGATCGAATTACCAGTAAATTCAAGTAATCGACCTGTTTCAATATTAGTTGTAGAACTTACTTCAATAATATTTCCATAGCTGTATGTTCGAATAGCCGTAGTATTGATCTGTTTACTGTTAGCTCCCACTGTGACAATGTAGTCATCAAAGTTAGGATCTTGAGAATCCCACCCGTCTGAGAACCAAGGAGTACTTCCCCAACCTTGGGCAATGTTAAATCCAATTCCAGTAATTTGCACTCCGCCGTAGTCGACGCCGCGCATTAGTTGTCCTAACTGTTTTCCAAATTCATTAGTTCCTGGTTTGTAGTACCAATTGATTCTGTCAGCTGCTGACAAATAATTAAAATCTTTTAGATATGTAATCTTAATAACAGACCCCTTGGCCGGTGCTGTCAAGAAGGTTAGTAATCCATAGTAACTTGTATATCCTCTAGTTGTGGTCTTTTTGCTGGACAGTATATAAGAGTTTCTAAGAGCAGAAACTTCGTCAATTAGTACTTCCGAGTCGACTAGGTTAATACTTGGACTCCATCTTAGGATAAATTGAGTTTTACTTCCGGTTCCAACAAATGCAGAATCTGTGTCGCCTGATTCAATTTCTTGTAGTTCAGTTATATAATATTGGCTAGTAATTCTGTCAAATTTAATTCTTGTATAGTTTGATCTCACAAGACTGTTGCCAATCCTAGCACTTGCACTTGCACTTACTCCATTTGAATCAAGACCACCTTCAAATGACACTGACGGAACTGTTAGATAACCGCTACCTTTCTTAATTAAAGATATCCTTGCAACTTTTCCGTTAGTTAAGTAGGCTCGAGCAGTGGCTCCGGATCCGCTGTCACTTTGTATAATAACCACAGGAGTGCTTATATACCCAGAGCCTCCATCATTAATAATAATTTCTGTAATTTGAAATCCTATATTATCAGTCCAGTTCTTCCAAGGATATTCGTTAATAAATGCAGAATCACTGATTATTTCATTATCTATTACCGTTGCTGGAACTGTGGTAAATCTACCATTTTCATAGATCGGAGGTAAATCAAAATCAGTTACAACTGATCGAGCAACATCTGTTTTAGAATATGAGCTAACAAATTCTCTAATTTTTGTTCTGTAAGGTTTAACTTCAGAAATGTAAGATTCAAAATCAGTTAAATTGTCATTATTATAGGTAACTGTTTCTTTTAACTCGCCTACGTTATGTTGCGCTTTAATAAAACTTGTTTTAAATGCCCAGTCAACATACAGTTGTTCATAATGAACATATCGTAAGCAAGCAAAAAATGTATTGAGATACTCTTGTTTTAAATCGTCAGTTAGAATATTATTTTTAATTGATTCTAAAATAATTCTTAATTCAGTCTCTGCTGAATTATCATAACCAGTACCATCATAAGAGGGACCATCATAACCAATACCAGTATTTCTAAAACTGTAAAGTGTATTTAAAAACTGTATAGTCCCCTTTTCTCTACCAACTACTTTATAAGATCGAGTATAGTCTGATGAAGTACTGGTTGCATATTTTTCTAATAATAACCAACCACTAGTACCTACGTTTTTAATTTTAACCAGTTGCCCAATTTCTACAGTCACTTGATTAAGTTCATAGATAGAATTTAAAGAAAAGTTTGCAGGAGTAAATTGACTGTATCCATTATTATAAAAATCTACATAATCCCAAAATTTTCTAACATCATACCCTTGACTCTTTACTCGTGTCCAAGTAAGAGAGTCCGGGTCATAAGAATAAATGCTCCATCTTTCAAGGGCCTGCGAATCAAAATGTACAAGTGCAGAAAATGGTCTTAAAGTTAAAACAGTATCATCTGTATAACCTTCACCAGAATTTTCTACAATAACTCCACTGATTCCGCCGCTGACATTTAACACTGTTTTAATTTTAGCATCAATTCCAGTTCCAGAAATTTCTAGATATGGAGCATAGACGTATCCCGATCCAGGATTATTAATAATGATTTCTGTTATCCTACCATCAATAATTATAGGAGTTAAAGAAGGATATCTAACAGCGGTTACCCCAATGGTTCTTAATTCTATGTCGTAATCTACAACTACATCGTACTGTCCAAGAATTTTATTTGGTTCTAATTCGTAGCTATCCAACGCGGTAATATCTTTTTCTTCAACAATAATATGTTGTAGCATTGTTGCGTTTACACGCTCAAAGTATTGTTTTAGTGCTTCAAATCTGTTAACAAACATGCTCTGGCGGGGTCGATTTTCAATGCCGTAACGTAATTTAGGGGGTAGCTCAACGTCTGGAACTCGTCTACCATTAGCGTCTTTTCCGCAGAGACTGTCTATCCATTTAGTTTCAATAGATGTTGGTATGTTAGTGTTAATACTATTGCTGATCAATTTCCATTGATCATGACTATTAATTGTATAATCATCAACTACCCAATACTCGACATATAAGTTAATATCAGTGTGTTCTAATAAATTTTCTACATTGACTAAACTAAAGGTATTTGTTCCAGTAAATGCAACATACTTGTAACCGTATCCTTTAGGATCAGCTATAAGATTAGACACATCTTTTGCAGATAACTTTCGTCCTTTGACTTCCGGAATAAGAACTTTATTTTTTACCCAGAAGTAATAAGTGTTTCTAAAACTCTTGGAAACATTATCATATGTACGTTTAATACTATATGCAGAATTTCCATATAAACTAGTACCGCTAATACTAGCAGTGAATCCCTCTTCAGTATCAGCAATAGCATCCCAATCGTCAGGAAGAAGACTTGACGCTACCCATTCGTAGATATCGATACTGGCTGTCTCGTAGAGTGTATTCCAGGTAGAGTTTCTATAAACACTGTCACCATTATAACTGTCTAAAAACTTAGCTCTTGTCAAGTTCCACCATAACGTACCAACATTAGCCGTAGTCCAGGCTTGTCCGTCATCGATGTTTAGTGTTTCAGTTCCAACAGTGTAGATTGCTGGATCATAATATGTTTTAAATTTAATTTCTTGTTCGGCTATGCCTGCAATTTTTCCTTGTATTGGATCAATTACATCAAGATAAGAAATTAATTTCTGTGTCTTTTTATTGTACAAGAAAATTTGTTTAATTTTACGTAAGTCAATTTTGTCAGTTTCTGTCCGTGTAGCAGTCCAAGAATAAACATTTGGTACCTTGTTGTAAGAATAAATCTTACCTGAAGTAGTATATGTGGCATCAGTTGCGTTAGATGCACTAGCAATAATATAATTGTTTGCAGCTACTAATTCAATACCGTAATCATCATTATTAACATTAGTAGTTGTTAAACTTTCAGCAAACACCCATTTAGTAGAATATCTATCATAGACGTCAATCCTTCCAGAGTCAGTGACAGTTGAACCATTTTGTATAGTATCACCGTTGGCACTAGAAATTACAAGAGTTTCATCATTGTTCATGAAGGCAACTTTTGCGCCATATCCTTCAGATCCTTCTGGTAGTCTACTTGTTATAGTTTGATATACGGTATAAGAATCGTTAACCAGTTTATAGATAGTAACACTTCCTTGATTAGTGCTAGTAGTTTTATTTCCTACAGCAATATATGTTCCGTCGTTTGACACAGTAACGCTATAATCTGCAGAGGTTGCTAATGATATATCATCAATTAATGTATCATCTGCTGAGTATACAAATATTTTTCCAGTGCCGTTACCGTAGGCTGTGACTGCAATAGTTGATCCATCTTTAGATGTAGCAACTGTATTTCCAAAATAATCCGCGGCTGCTGCGGATGACCCGAATGAAACGCCCACAGCAGTCCATTGCAGGATATCATTCTCAACAGTATAGTTAAACTCGTAAAGTCTGCCAGCAGCATTGTTTAACTCGGCAGCAACAATTAGTTTATTATCATCTGCAAATTTTACAGTTGATCCAAACTTTTCGTCGGCAGCTACATTAGGTGATAAGATAACTCTGTATAATGAATATTCATTAGCGATGTTAAGTTTATATAAACAAACTATACCTTGATTATCAAGTCCACTAGTTTTAGCAACATATTTTAAACAATTATTCCCATGCATTTTATATTCAGTATTATCATAACCAGTAATCAACTCGTGTGATGGGATATGGCCTGCATCAGAAAATTCACTGTTAACAACCACTGTCATTTTACCAGTGTCGTCTGTCATAGCATATGAACCACCGGGCACAGTAGGAATACCAAAAGTATTCCCACCTAAGGTTTCACTAATTGTAATTATTGTGGCACTATAAATGGATTTAATATAATAAGTAGTTGTTGGATCTATTCCACCAAACGAAGATCCAAAAAATCGTAATCTCATTCCTACAACCATACCGTTAGTTGTACCAACCGTAATGTATCCTTTATCAATACCGGAAACTTGAGGTGTAGTTGCAGTGGCCACTGTGGTAAGATTTCCAATGGTGGCAGTTAAAGTAGCAGAAGGTACATCATATTCAGTCCATTCTGCTAAAATAAAATCGCCCTCAGTTGAAGAATTAACTGTGCATTTATACAGTACATGGTCATATAAAACTATGTTATTGAGAACATAGGTTTCATTAGTTTGATAGATTCCTTGATATTCGATATCAAATTGAGCAGTTGTTAAAGTTAAAGCTGCACCAACACTGTCTTCTACATCAGGATCATTTATATCAGCTGTGGCACTAATAGTAATTTTATATTCGTTAACTAGAGTCTTTACATAATACGGACCTACACTTGATACTAAATTGCCAAATGCAGTGCCATTGAGTACTACCGGCATACCTATATGGATGCCGTCTGTGCTAGTAAGAGTTATTTGATTTGTGCCGCTGACCGTAGACACCACTGTGGCTGTAACGTGCGGTACTGCTTGATAATAATTTATAACATTACCACCTTGTGGTACTCTAACATATAAATTATCGGCGATTGCAGCACCTGTGGCATTAGAGTTAGGATCTGAGTCAAACGATAATGAAGATCTAACTATAGTATATTCAGCTTTGTTTTCACCGTCTTTTGATAGTATATTTCCCGACTCGGGAGATCCAATGGCTAACCAATTTTTATCATTAGATATTGAGATACTATGTCCAAAGGATCCTAGAGGGGTATCGTGCCAAAACGCATTAGGTGGATCATATGCTGACACATAATTAAATGTTAAATTAATATTTTGATTTCTTGTCCAAGAGGAACTATAGCCAGCACGATTATAAATTACAACACTATTTTTAGCGGTAGATACTGCAAGTGTAGATGCCGCTGGGTCAATAGCTAGAACCTTGCCGAATTCTAACCCGTTAGCAGAATCTTTATTTTGTATGTTACTAGCTGCTGAATAAACTAGATCGTACTCATAAACAGCCCATTTGCCTTGTCCATTATTGTCAACCCACAGTAGTTCGTTATCTTTAATCTTTTTAGGAATTTCTACATTTATATCATCGATGTTGTCTATCTTTTGACTGTCAAAGTAATATACTTTAATCTTATCATCATAGACTATCACTGTTGGAAAGTCAGCAATCGTTGCTGTTACATTAATGATGTCGCCAACAATACTATCAATTTTGTAAAATCCTTGTACGTCGGTTATACCAGTTAAACCTAGATAATCACCTTCTTCTAAATAATTTACTGAATCTACTGTTATCGATAAAGTAGTATCTGTATACTCTAATAGAGAAACACTACTTTCTGTATCAGTGATCCTATAGATATTCCAATAGACTGATGGATTTTCAAAAGCTGTCCACACATAATCACCTGGAGAAAACTCAGTGACATCGTATGTTAACAGGTCAGCTAGAGTATCCACATTGGCTGCAACTTCGTCTATTCTAATATAACCGGGAGTTCTTAGATAAGGACTGTAATTATTATTAATTGGCCACGGATTTGAATTGTAGCTCATTGGTTTTAAGTAGACGTCGTTAGGCGTTTGTCTAATTACAAAGTCAACTAGGTTAGAGTCTATGTTATTAACTAGCTCAAACGCCTGCGGTTTGTTTTTAAATAGGCTTTCGTCTAATTCAAACTCAATTTGTTCAAACGTATCAATAGCACCATACTGTCCTACACGAACAGCCCATTCTTCAAAGAACGTGAGACTTTCTTGATTATCAGCACTTAGTACATCAAATAATTTATTAAGAACATTCTGAGTACCTTTTTCAATAATCATCCCTTGATAAAACTTATACTCACTAATATCGTCTTTAATAATATTTTCAAGATACTGACGTTTCTGATAACCTATCAAATGTTGTGCAATTTTTTGTTGTCCTACATCAAAGTTATCACTGTCTAAACTATAAAAATCAGTAAATTGTTCTGCTTTATATGACCAGTTAGGCAGTAATCTAGATGTAGGTTTTTTAGATAATTTAACCCAGTCTTCACTTACAAAATCACTTGTTCCAATCAATTTGCTAGTTGCGCTGTAGTAAAACTCTTTATACTTAACAGTATCACCTATATTATAGGCTATCCAAGATTCCCAATCTTTTATCACTGCTTGATCATAGATGAAGCCGGGAATATTAAATCCGCCATTCCATCCAGTTGATACATAACTTAGTACTTTTATTTTTTCTTGTCTGTAACCTGTACGTGGATCATACAACGTGTCATTAAATAATGTTGAATTATCTAATAATATCACATGTTCTTTTTGCACAAAATAAAATGTTGCTCCGTATATCCCATCGCCGGTTGTAGTATAAGATGATTGGTTATCATCTCTATAAGAATTTAAAAAATCTTCATCTAATTTAGTGCCGTCTACTTTAAAAAATTCATATACATTAAATTGATCTTTAATATCATCAATAACTGATAATTTAGAATTAATAATTATAGTGTTAGCCGATGGGCTTAATGCTAGAACACTTGCACCAACTGTTGATAATCCGTCTAGTTTAGTCCAATTATTTTCTAAAAATAAATCGCTAGCATCTATGGCCACCTCTGCCTTGTAATAATCGCCATCAAACTTTACAATCTCCCCTGCTTGATAACTATCGGTTGGTAACCAATCTTCCCATTTTTCTACGCCGCTTGACCAATTCTGAGTGGTCCAGAATAAAAATTCTTTAGCACTAGTTACCCAATTACAAATTTCTCCTATGTTTGCATTAAATTCATCAAATACAAAACCTTGATCTTTTAGATATTCTCCGTACCCTACTAAAAAATCTACAACTTCTTGTATTGTTCTAAATTTAGTACTGTATGCAGCCGTGATAGGAGTGGTCCGATCCCATGCAGTTCTAATAAGGACTGTTTTGCCGCCGTTAATAGGAAGTGAGGGTAATGAGCTATAATTTAAAGGATTAAATGTATCATTTGAAGTATGTGTTAATGATGCCCTATAATAAGTAGTGCCATACTTAACTATTTTTCCGCTGGAGTACAATTGATTAGGTGCCCATTCAGTAAAAGATTCACTGATGCCGCCTACGTTTATGCTATATCCGGGCGAGGTCCATCCATAATAGTAGAAGTAGGGACTAGATTTGCTATACCCTTTTACTTCAAATCCAGTTGATAATTTTGTTATAATTACACCACTGTAAACTAACTTCTTTATAGGACTAGAAGAATTTAAAAATACTGAATAATTTTCTTGAGGAACATAAATTCCACTAACTGCTGTAGGAGATTTTGAATCTAACAGTATATTAAATCTTTCTTTTTCAGTAAATCCTCCAACACGATAAGATAACTGCATCTTGCTATAGAGTAAATCATACTTGTACTGATCTAAAGATCGTTGATTGTCGTGTTGAATATAGTCAACAATGTAATTTACAAGTCCGGCAGTTTGCACTCTTTCAGTGTCGGTGTAGATGCTTGGAATAATAATATCTTCCAAACGAAGTCTTAACTGAGTGTCTTTATAAACTATTTGATTAGACACATCTCGATAAATTCTTGAACGATCAAACAATACACCCATAACTTTAGCAGGATATGTTAGTAAAAGAGTTGAAATTATACTAAAAGAATAATACGAACTTCTGCGCCACGCACTTTCTATTGGACTAACATCTCCAAATATAAAATCTTGTCCTGTTATTTCTGTAACAAGGCCGCTGGCTAGATTGTTGTCTGTAGGGCTAACAATATTCCCGTCTTGATCAACTGGCAAATAGTTAGTCAAATAAGGTTTAACGTATTTTGGATTTCGATACACTGGTTGTCCTGGAACCTTAATTATACCTTCGCTAATATCTTGCCACATAACCTTGTTATCCGATGTATAAGGTGCTGGACCATATTGTTCAACCCACCAAGACGGCACAATACTAAATCCCAACATTTCCCACGGACATATATTGGGTCTATCAGTGTCATATATCCAACGATATATGCCTCTCCAATAACCTGGTAATTCTCTCCCATCTGGAGCAGATAATCCTCTATAATTAAAAGTTAAAGGATTATACTGATCGTACGATAAAGGTTTTGAAAAATCTCTATTAATCAAGGTAGTCCATTGATAGAAAGAAGGTGCTAACACTTTATTAAATTCATCTAAAGAATAATCACCAACTTGACTATAACGTGGTATTAAATCATTAACATCAAAGATATCAGTATTATAATTTACTTTTATATTGTTAAAAATTCTTTTTTCTAATTCTAAAAGTAGATCATCTCTATAGTCTCCATAAGCCAAGACTATGCTACCGTCATGCCCCTGGATAACTTCTCTAGGTGTTAAAAGGCTAGTGTCTAAGTATTTTTTAGGCTCAAATTTTGGCCACATTCCTAACTTAGTAGGTGTAGCCGGAACATAACTGCCGTCTGTACTTTCATATTCTACAATAGTGATTGTATCATCGTTGGCTACCACTGCGCTGTTAGTTAATACTATAAACCCATCAGAGTGAAATGTGTAGTCTATTCCATACAATAATTGATTACTATTGATATAAACTAGTACAGCTTTAGAAGATAAAGTATCTAAACTATATGTTTCAGTCAATGGATATGTTTTAGTTCTATAGTCAACTACTGTTATGTTTGTAGTAATAGCTGGTCCAGTTGGAATCATATCACTAAAATAATAAGACGATATCTTAGGTTTATTCTTATTAATTTCGGTTAAAATTAAATCAACGAACGGAACGGTATCTGTATCAATTCCTAGATTTTCTGAGATGTTTATAAAATTACGTTTAAATGCACCGTAATCGTTTCTTGCTTGCTCCAAGGCTTTAAGAATATTATTTGTTTTATTAGTAATATGATAAAGAGCTAGAGGCAAAGCCCCTTCATGTTGTACAAATCTTGTACCATAAGGACTAACATTGCCTAAATCTCTTAGATTGCTTGCGCCAAGATATTCACCGTTAAAATTATCTAGATTATCTATAATCGAATCTACATGATCAATAACTTCACCTAATGTAAACTCAACAGGGTTTTCATTCATTGGATTATTTTGAAGATTTATAGGAAGCTCGTAATATCCGTTTGAATTTTTTACTTGTGAGGAAAAAGTTTTTAATGTTATAACATCGGTTGCTTGATAATCAATTCCGGCAGCCGTCATAATGTCTACATTAAAATAGACATACTTAAATCTAGTACCGTTTTTAATTTCCCAATATTTTTGATCTAATCTTTTTCCATTAATATAAACCCTAACTTCAAGATCAGCAAGGGCAGTTATATTATCGTAAACATCTATATCAAAATTGTTTGTCTTATCAGGGTCTCTATAAATTCTTACCACTGGTTGATAACGGATAACACTGCTACGTTCCCAACCAGACACATATGATATGTCAGTTAAACTATTAAATTTCACTAGTTTTCCAACAGCAATGGATTGTGTTGTTACATCAATAACTCTTTTGTAAACAAACGTGTCGCTTAACAGGTTAAAATTAAAAACAATGTCGCCAATATTATTAATATTCTTGTAAGATAATGGAAATCCTAACTTACTGTCGTTAGTGCCAGTGCCTATTTTATAAGAAAAAAGTTTTGTTCCGATAAAACTGGTGCTGTCATATACAGTGATATCTCCA